GCTACCGCCACCAGAAAAGCGCTGACTTGCAAAGCCGTAAGAAAACTCTCCGATTTTGGAACTGGCCGAGACTTTAACGCCTGTTGCAATTCTTCTAACTGCTTCTTGACCAAAAGTCCTTGTGAGTGCATAGGCTTTGATTTCATTTGCTGCATAAGTAGCCAGCGCGCTAGATTCTGATTTAGCTTGGCTAACGGCTTCATCATCCATCGCTTTGAACGCGGTAATGATTGAGCGGAGCTCGCGTTTGTCATAGCTGATTGGTAACTCATCTGCCACCGCTACGCTCCTTTAATATATCTATGGCCGTTAATACTTGGTCTATATCTGTCCAGTAAGGCATCGGAATCCCAGTTGCGATAGCAATCTCGATGATTAGTCGATTGATGCTTCCGGACTCGTAACTTTTGGGCTTTCATCTCCAATCGTCATTTCCTCAACTGTCAGCTCCCAAATCTCTTGGGACTTGGTTGGCTTCCCTGCTGCTTCGCGCTTATACGCAAAGTAGGCAAGGTCTAAGAAGTCCGCTTGTTGGTAAGCCGTTATATCCTTCATCGAATAAATCGACTTACCAGTTTTGCGTTCCCACTTAGCCCATTCTGGCAAGCCAGCTTGGTAAGTAACTGATTCGCCTGAGCTGTATTTAATTGTGATTGAAATTTTCATAGCTCCCGATGCTCCGATCTCTTAGCTGAAGGTCTCTGTTGGTGTTCCAATTACTGTCATCGTCCAAGTGTCGGTGAGTGCTCCAGGAGCAGCTCCACCAGCAGTTGGGAAGATTGGCAATACTGTGAAAGCAAATACCGCTCCAGTTACTGCTGTAAATGAAACATTGAGTGCTGTGTTCGGTGCAGATTCAGCATCTGCCCACATTGCTTCAAATAGCGAGCTTGCAGCTCCCCAATCCTGTAGCAGTTCAATTGTGAAAGTCCATTGCTTATCTACTGACTTATAAGCGCGACCATCAAGCGTTTGATAAGTCTCGATGATTGTGTCGCAGCTTAGGACTGCGCTTGTTGCTTGGGCGTCATATGTGGCTGCATCAAGTGTGAAGGTCACATCGCGCCCAGTTATTACTGTTGTTGGCATTTGGGTCTCCTATGCGGTTTGCTCGTAGCGGACGCTCAAGCGGATATCTGAAACTAGTAGGGTTGTGTTTCCTACTTCAGTTACTGATGGTCTTTCGACTGTCGATAACTCATACTTGGAAGCGTTTAAGGCTCCAAGAATACTGATGACCATTTGCTCTAAGTTATCTAAAGCAGCGGCATTGCTGAAATACGCAACGCAAGCGGTGATGGTGTAATTTAATTTAACTCTAGTTGTGGCTTTTCCCAAGACTTCAAGCTCCATATAGGGGGAGTCTGGAATGACAATAATTGCTGGGACAATAGGCGCTTCAGGAACTGAGTCGTAAATGTTGGCAGCTACGCCAGCAAGCGCAGTCTTTATAGCGCCTCTAACATCTGTGGCAATTGTTGATGGCATTAACCGACCATCGTCTCTACATCAAGGTATGGGCCAAGTAAGCCAGTTACTTTGGCAAGTAAATTCTTAGATAGGCGGTAAGGGGTTACTGCAAAATCTACGCCTTCTATTGATCCACCTGCTGCTGTTCTTGCTTGGAATATTTCGACTGAGATAGCCAGAATTGCAGCTTCAGCATTGGCATTTCCGACATAGGTTGATAGTCCAGAGAGCGCAGCGTTTCCTGCTGGGATGATATTTTTCTCCAATATATCTGCATTGGTGATTGCGACTGTGAATACATAATCTGAAATTTCGTCATCGGTTACTGTGTGAGTGCCATTAAATGGTGATCCGCAGCCAGTAATTATTACGGATTGGCCTTCGGTAAATTCTTGAATTGTTGCGGTCTCAAAGTAAGCGATATTATTCTCAAGCTTTACTTTGTTTATTTTGCTTTGGAAAGTGACCAGCATTGGAAGAACTAAGTTCTCTGAAGCATCGACAATATCATTCAGATAAGCATCGTTATATAGGGATGACGAAACACCAAGAATCGTCCTAAGCTCTGTGGCTGTAACTATCGTTGGCATTTCGTCATCCTTTCAAGCAGTTAGGTGAGCGGCCAGCTCGGGAGCGGACTGGCCGTCACTACTAGGGTTTTATCAGGTTAAGTTAAAGTGGCAAGAACCATTCGCAACTTTGACGGCAAGTGCGCCGTAACCATAGTAAGCAACCTCAATCTGGCCGTTCAGAGCCACATTTGTTTGCAGACGGAATCTGCTGGATTCATACCAAGTGTAAGAATCAGGATTGATTACAATCATTGATCCATCTCCGACAGGAGAAGCGCTTAGGAGACTACCGAGGGCGCGAGATACATATAGATTAAGTCCAGCAACATTACCGCGAAGGCTTTGTGGGCTTACTGCTCCACCTGCATTTTGTGGCTGTGAAGCTGTGTAAATTGGACGACCTGAATCGTTGTAGCTCATAATCTTTGACCATTGCTCTGGTGTAACAATTAAGTTTTGAGCAAATCCAAGAGAATCAGAATAAACTTCAGCAGCTGCCTCAGCAACGAACTCAAGTAATCCTGTTGCGCTATTTGCTTTGGCTGTTGGTGCTAATTGGCCGTTCGCAACAATTGTAGTAGCAACAAATTTATCAGTTGCAAATGAGTAAGCGTATTCCATTTGACGAACTAGCTCATCAAAGAATACTGGATTGCTTCGGTCAAGAAGTTCAACGGAGAAGGTCTGGCCACCTGCATACTTATTAACATTTACTGTTAGGAAGCTGTTGGTCATTCCTGTCTCGACAATTGCATCGCCTTCGTTCTCATCTTCAACTGTTGGAACGGCTGTGATCTTTGGAATCTCAAAGCTCATACCAGCATCTGGTAAAACTCCGCGAGAGATTGCATCAATTGTTGAACGATCAGCATTTGATAGTGGGTTGATTACCTCGGTTAATTGACGAGTAGGAATCAAGCCAGCGTTATTTGAAGTGGTGTCATCTGCTGCCATAACATACTGGCGAGCGGTGTCATCACCGAGTTTAGCGCGAACGCTATTCTCAAGATATTTTGCCTTTGTAAATTCAAGGCGAGGTGCTGTGTAAAAGGCTGGGCGAGCTGCCTCAACCATATTTGCTTTAGCTGCTTCAACCGCTTCTTCAACGGCAGGAGCAGGAGCAGTAGTGTCAGACACTTGGTCTCCTTCGTTTGGGTTCTCTGAATCAGCGGTTGCTAAATCAGAATCTTCTTTAGGTGCTTCATTCTCAGAAGCTGCTACTTCGCTTACGCGAGCAGAATCAATTGCAGGATCAGTTACTAGAGATACTTCATCTAGGGTTGCTGAGGTAATCTGCATAACGCCTTTGTTGTTGGTCCATTCGTTTATCTGGGCTCCAACACTAAATCCATCGCGCAAGCCTTCAGTTGCTTCAATTAAGGCATCTTCTCCAGCCATAGTATTGGCAATTTTGAAAGTAGCTTCGATGCCAGATTTAGTTACATTGTGAGAGACCATCTTGCCGATTGGGCGAGTGCGGTCGTGCTCAAGAAGTAACTTAACTGGCTTCATTTCAATTGAATCAGCTGCAAAGACTGTTGGGCCAACTGAAGTATTGCCTTGCTCATTCCAAGTGACAATAGTTCCAGTTATGGTGCGCTTAATTGTGTCGGCCGCTGTAACGACCATTGGGATATTAACTTTCATTTGGAATCAAATCTTCCTCTCGTTGAATCTGCTCAACGCTCATCGCGCCAATGCGGTTTAGAATTTCATAAACTTGAGCTCTTTCTAATGCGTTACCGCGTAAGAAGTCATCAAGTGCAAAGCGCGTCATTACTGGATTGGGTGTGAAGTCCGGTAAGGATAGGCGTTCCTCAATTGCCTTAAGTATTGGGCGAAGTGAGAAATCTACTAATGAGCGCCGCTCGGACACCGCGTTTGAGTAAGTCATAGAAGTCGTTTCGGCGCTCAAGAAGTAGGCAGGTATTCCACAGGCCCGAGCTAATTCTAGTGCTACATATTGACGCGCCTCTGCAAGTTGCATTGATTTAGGATCAAAGCCAAATTGTTGTAAATCAACATCTGCATTTAGGAAAGCTGTTGAGCGAGTTTGTCTAGCAGTTTTCCAAGCAGTTAGCAAGGATGAAATTCTTTCAGCAGTTAGATTAGTGCCATTAGACTTTAACACCATTGAAGGTGCTGGCTCTTTAGCATAATTGACTGCTGCGTTCTCAAGATATACCGCTGCAGCAATTGTCTTGCCAGCTCTGTGAAGCAATCCTTCATCTCCACCATCAAATCTTATAATTGAACCTACGCCACTAAGCGGAACTGACTTACCATCAACTTTATATCCAGTAATTGTGGTGTTAAGAAAATCGGTATCAACTGTAACTCGGTCTGGACTTACGCGAGTCCAAGCTCTTACGCGACCGCCATCTGTTGCGCTATACATCTCAAGCACTTGACCATAACCAGCGCCATATAGCCAGATATCTTCTGCAAGCCAGCAATAGATTACGAATCCTGCAACTCTTGGGTCTGGCTGATTGATAACTCTGTGTGGATCAACATACTGGCCAGTTATGCGATTAAAAGTTGTTAAAGGTAATGAGCCAATAGTTCCGCAAATGATATTGCGAGCTCTTGCAACAGATGGAACGCTCATTGCTAATTGGCGAGTTGTATTAGTTGCACCGCCAAGAATATTATAAACTGAATCGCTAATTTGAACTGGTGTTAAAGCTGCTTGAACATCAGTAACGGCAATAGGGCGTTTGGCCTCAACTGCTGGAAATAGGAAATCTCTTATAGCACCCATTGATTACATTGTAGGCGAGCAGACTTACACTATTTGGATATCAACGCTAGTTTCAGACATTGTTGCATAGTGTGTTGCTAGAGCCGATGCAATCGCTCCGCAAATTGTCGTATTACTTACCTTGCGACCCATTACCCAGCCGCCGTCACCGAAAGGGAGTTTGACGGCGGATAGGCATTGTTTAGTTAGCTCATCTTGTCCCGAGTGAGCCAACCGCTGAGATGAGATTGCTCCCAGTAACTCATCACAGCTTTGGGCATAGTCAAGACCATCTATCGGCTCAACCCTAATACCAGCAGGAGCTAATCGCGCAGCTACTGCCGAGGCGGTTCTGGCTGAATAGGCAACCAGCTGAACTGGATACTTTCGCACCCATTCTGCTACATCGTTAGCCATTGCTTTATCATCTAGATTGGCAGGGTTATGCCAAGTCTGAAGCAATATGACTTGGAACTTATCGCCCTCAAGTCTTTGGCTAGCGACTAGCGCCGCTTCTTTTCTACTAGGGCTTAGATCAATAGCCAGCCAAGTATCAGCCTCAGGGTTGAGTCGAAGTCCCTCAACTTTGCAACTCTCCCATTGAGACGGATTGATAACTGGGTTTATAGTATCGACCCATTGACATAAAACTTCTGTGCGCACAATATCCTCGGGGTCTGACAAGACGGCTCGGATATTATCTGGATGAACTGTTATACCTAATGACGGATTAGCTTGGCAGACGCCTAGCCAGAAGTCCGGGGAGTTATCAAACTTAATGCCTTGGGGCGCTGACCATTCAAACCAGCCAATATCATCACTGCTACCAAATATCGCAGCAATTGCTCTTTCTCTAAGTTTATTTAGAACGATGCTGTGTTGATCTCCAGCATTTGAATAAACCCATATTTGAGGATTGGCTGAAGCCATTTGGGTATATCTCAGAGCCGACCAGAC